TGGTGGCAAGTTAGTAGTAACTGGAATCAGTAACACTGCCAACTTAAACGTAGCAGGAACAGTGTCTGCTACATTATTCTCAGGCAACGGATCTTCCTTAACTTCTATAGATGCTGATACATTAGACGGTAAGGATTCGACAGACTTTGCCTCGAATACTTATGTTGCAAGTATCTATTCTTCTAACAGCTATCTGACAGCCACGTTTACATCTAACAATTATGTGGATGGAAGGTTTACTTCCAACAGTTATATTAACTCTAGAAACCTTGCTTCCAACAACTATATCCAAGGAAGATATACTTCTAACAACTATATTATTAGCACTTATGTTTCTAACAATTATGTTACTCCTGTCATAGATTCTAAGGCTACCAACACATATGTGAATTCTACATTTACTTCTAATGGATATGTGCAGGGAAGATTTGCAGCTAACAGTTATCTTACTTCTACATTCGTAGCTAACTCTTTCCTCACAAACAGTTTCTTAAGATCAGATACTGATGATACAGCAACTGGAATCATAACATTCTCTACTACAACTAATTTTGCTTCTGTAGCTAATGTTGCTAGCGGAACGATGAAGTTACCAAACACTGCTAATATTTCTATAGGCAACATGGGTAGTAACTCAAACAAGTACTTAAGAGTTAATGGTGACGGCTCTGCTCTGGTGTTTAGTAATTCAGTTATTGCAAACACTGGTGACATTGGAGATGTGTTAGTAGATTATGGAAGTATCTCTAACGCTGATGTGTTAGTTTGGGATGAAAATATTCAGAAGTTTAAGAACTATCCTAGATCACTTATCGACATTACATCCATTGACGATATCGATGATGTTAACACAGTAAACTCTAGAGGCGATATTTTAGTAAGAGTAGTAAGCACTTCTAACACTTCCACTTTTGCAAATACCGCAAATGGATTTATTTCCGGTAGACTTGATTCTATGAGAGAGTCTGAGTTTACTGGACTAACAACTAATACAGTTTCTTTTACTTCTACTTCCAACTCCTTTATCCAAGTGTTTAGAAATGGTGTTAAGTTAGCCAATGCAGACTTCTCTGTTCCAAACACAACCAACATTGCTCTGTCTAACAATTTAGTATCAGCCGATACACTTCAGGTAGTGGAGTTTAACCCACATGCATTTGTTGTTGGAGATGGTACTCCTTCGGAGTATAATCAGCCAACATATTCTGACTTAAGATTGAAAGCTAATGTTGAGATCTATGAAGCATCTTCTTCTGTCTTTGATATCCACACCTATACTTACTACTGGAAAGATCAGTTTAGATTCCATGACAGACAAGAAGTGGGTTTTGTTGCACAGGATATTGAAAAATACATTCCTCAAGTCGTCTCTGAGAATTCTCAAGGCGAGAAGATGGTGGACTACGGTAAGATGACAGCAGTTCTTCTTTCGACAATAAAACAGCTTAATGAGAGAATAGAAGCTCTTGAAAGCAAAGCTTTCTGCACGTGTCCGGAGAAATAAATGGCTACTCCAACTTCGAATACAGACTTCAAAGAATTCTGCCTTAGAAAGTTAGGTAAAGGAGTGATAGAGATTAACGTGAGCAATGCTCAGGTTGATGATAGAGTAGACGAAGCTGTTAACTTCTATCAAGACTATCACTTTGACGGTACAGAGAGAGTCTACTACAAAAAGCAGATTACTCAAGACGATAAAGACAATGGATATATTGATCTGCCTGATAACATTATCGGAGCAGTTAACATGTTTGATATTGGCGATGCTGACAACACTAACAATCTCTTTAATATAAGATATCAAATTGCACTCAACGATTTGTATACTCTTACCTCACAGTCTCTTGTACCTTATTACATGGCATTCCAACATCTAGAACTGTATGAGCAGATTCTAGTTGGTAAGCAGCCTATTAGATACAATAGACATAGAAATAGATTCCATATTGATATGGATTGGGATAAACTTGCTGTCGGAGAATATCTAATCATTGAAGCTTATCAAGTAATTGATCCAGATACTTATACTAAGATGTATGGAGACTATTGGCTTCAAAGATATGCTACTGCTCTCATTAAAATACAGTGGGGAGAAAACCTTAAGAAGTTCCAGGGTATGCAGATGCCAGGTGGAATGATCATGGATGGTGTCTCTATATACAATGAAGGACTAAGAGATAAGGAGCAGTTGGAAATGGAAATGAGAACATCATATTCTCTTCCAGCAACTGATATGATTGGCTAATGACAAGAAATGCTTTCTTTAATCAGTATTCTACTTCTACAGAACAAAATCTTCTTGAAGATCTGATCATCGAGAGCATACAAATCTATGGATTTGATGTAGACTATCTTCCTAGAGTTTCTCTCAATACTGATTCAATTTACACTCAATATACTAGCTCTGCTTTTGTAGATGCAGTACCTGTTGAGATGTATGTAAAGAATGTATTGGGGTTTGCTGGAGAAGGAGATTTTGTTTCTAGATTTGGTTTAGAAATAAGAGATCAAGTTACGTTTACTATTTCCAAGAAAAGGTTTGACGTAGAGGTAGCGAATGGATCTTTTGTAAACACTTACTCGTCTGCCAATGTAGAAGTTACAACCGGAAACTATACTGACGAAGCTATATCTATTTCTAGACCTAGAGAAGGAGATGTGTTATACTTCCCTCTCTCAAACACTTTCTTTGAGATCAAATATGTTGAAAACGAAGAAGTATTTTATCCTTTAGGAAAACTTCAAACATATGATCTTAGATGTGAGACTATGGAGTATGGTGGTCAGATCTTTGCTACCGGAAATTCTACTCTCGATGGTTACATGTCTGGTCTGTCACTTGGTGTTGAATCTGGCAACACATCATCTGGTGCTAATAATGTAGCTGGAGCTATTAACTTTAATATCCAACAAGAATTTGATCAAATAGTAGACTTTACAGAAAACGATCCTTTTGCAAGTGGACAGTATTAATGCTAGGACATATATTTTTTCACGATCTTATAAGAAAGTATGTAGTTACTTTTGGTACTCTATTTAACGATATTAAGTTAAGAAGAACCAACAGACTTGGCGCTATCACTCAAACCATTGAGGTTCCTCTTACATATGGACCGAGAGACAAGTTTGTAACTAGATTACAGCAGGATCCAGACTTAAGCGCTCAGACAGGTTTAACACTTCCTAGAATTTCATTTGAAATTGTGAGAATGGGATTTGATCCGTCTCGTCAACTTCCAGCTACAAACAAAATTATTCATGATGGGTCCGCGAATAAAGTTAAGAGAGTCTTTACACAAGTACCATATGATATTCAGTTTGCTCTTAATGTTTACTCTATGACAAATGAAGATGGTGTAAGGATTGTAGAACAAATTCTTCCTTTCTTTGTTCCTCAGTTTGCACCAACAGTTCAGTTGTTGAAAGAACCAGACATAAAGATGGACATTCCTATCATTTTGAATGGTATCACTACACAAGATCTTTATGATGGTTCCTTCGAACAAAGACGTGTCTTGGTTCATACACTAGACTTCTTAATGAAGGCTTATATGATTGGGCCAGTTGTTGAAAAGCCACTTATCCTGCTTGCTAACACAAACTTTAGAATTGATGGATTCAATCAAACTATTGGTAGTTCTAATAATGATGTTGAGTCGTTTAGATTTAGACCTGGTCAGCTAGCTAATGGTTCTCCAACATCTAATGGAGCTCTTTCTGTAGCAGCTAATACTATTCTTCCAAATTCTACATATGGGGTTATTACTACGTTCTCATCCTCTGTGATTGGTAACAACGAAGTGATGACTATATTTACTGACGGAAATACTTCTCCTGTTGTTGATCTAAGATTAGTAGGGGGAGCTGATTTTGGAACATTTGCTGACCCAGCTGGATTTAACTTAGATCTGGAAGACTTTTAATGGATAAGAAAAAATTGAATGAAGTGTTAGATATTGATAGTACTATGGAAATAATAAAACCTTTACCTCAGGATGACGAAGAAGAAATTGATACTGAATACGAGTATACTAAACAAAATCTTCATCACATCATCGACAGAGGAACTGATGCCTTAGAAGAAATGATTATGATTGCTAAGCAGTCTGAGCAACCCAGGGCATTCGAGGTTGTGTCTGGTCTTATAAAAAATCTCACTGATGCTAACAAAGATCTTCTTGAACTAAAAAATAAACAAAAGACTCTAAAAGGTGAAAAGGCTACATCTAAAAATGTAACTAATGCTCTTTTTGTAGGCAGTACTGCTGAACTTCAAAAGATGTTGAAGGATGCCAAAAAGAATGGAAAATGAAAAGAAAAATA